TGAACGCATTGCGAAGATTAGGCCTGTTGGGCCAGTCATCGGCTGAACGCCGGCAACATCATACGCAATAAGGTTAGGCATTGCTCTACGAACTAGAGAGATTAGGATCGGATCCCAATTATCTACGCTAGAACCAGTAGCATTAGTTGGTGCTGCTTCTGAAAGGAACGCACTGTCCTCACGAAGAGCTTTTTCTTGGTTTTCTAGGATTACTGTGGTTACAGCCTTACGATAAGAGTCTTTGATCTCTGGAAGATCGTTATGCTCTAGGACTGGCTGCCACTTTTCCTGTAGATGTTCTGTTTGGAACATTTTAGTTTCTCCTTGTTGAGTTATCTATAATATTTATAAAAAAGTAACATTTAGTTACTTATTTCGCCCGCTGTACAGTTTTGCCGATAGCTGCCATGTAAGCAGACATTGCACCAGTTGTATCGTAAGATTCCGTACCATCAGTTTCGGAATCTACAGATTCAGCGACAGTTGTTGCTTTAGGGAAATAACTTTCCTTCAGCTGGTCGAGTTTTTCCTTGAAAGACTCTTCATTTGAAAAATCTACCTCTTCTGCAAGAGACTTAAACTTTTCTACCTCTGTATCTGCGAGGTCAGAAGCGCATTCATTGAATACTCTCTCACGAACAAGAACGTCATGTGACTTTTTAAGTTCAGCACTCTTTTCAATTTGCTCGTTGAGTTTTGCTTCAAGTTCATCAATCTTTTCAGACTGTTGACCAAGAATGTCGTACTTCTCATCTGGAACATCAATGTAATGCTCTTCAAACAGAGACTTGAGACCAGAGATGAAGTCCTCTGCGATTTCGCCTTTAAGTCCACGCTCAATTGCGATTTCGTTTTCTTTCATCCACTCTTCTACAACGTAGTTCATGTAGTTGTCAACCTTTTCAGTCAACTCATCTTGAACTCTGTTGATTTCTTCAGCGACTTCTTGAGTTTTTTCCAACTCAATTCTTTCGACTTCAGAACGGATTTTTGATTTTACGGCTGCTTCAAAAATTGTCGCTGCCTTTTCTTTGAATTCCTCAGAAAGTTCTGCGTCTTGTGTAAGAGCAGAAACGTCATCAGAAACATCTACAGAAGCGATGCGCTCATCAAGAGTAGATTCCTCGACCTTTGCTTCGGCCTTTTCTTCTTCCTCTTCTTTACCCATCATTTCCATCTTGTTATACATTGCCTTGAGTTCTTGGACTTTCATGCCTTCCATTTTTTTCATCATTTCGGCTTTCATCATCTCTTTCGTCATGGCCTTCTCTTGAAGTTCTTCACCGTCATTGTCGATGTTATCATCGCCTGCGGCAAGGGGTTCTTTGATTTTGGTTGCTTCAGTGTCACCACCAGCATCTTTTGCACCTTTAGTCTGTGCATCAGTTGCCTTTTTAATCTTGTCAGCGGATTTCGCTGAACCAGACTCGGCCTCTGGCTTATCTTCACCAGCGCCACCAAGATCTTGAACTTCACCCTCTACTTTATCCATTGATTCACCTTTGGCGGCACCCTTTGTAGGGGCGTCTTGGGATGCTTCTTCAAGCTCCTGTTGAACTTCCGCTTCTAGTTCCTCAATTGTCTTGTCTAGTTCTGACATTGGGATTTCTCCTTGAGTTTTGTTATCTTAACATATTTATAATGATTAAAGTTTTGACAAGAATTTTGCAAATGCAAGAGCGGAAACATTTGACTGTTTACGTCTTACACCTTCATTAATCTCATCTTTGATTCCAGCAATCTCGACTTCTTTGAGAATGCCATTATCCCACACCCATTCCTTTCCTTCCATAATACCCTCAACGAAGGCCTGAGGAGCAGAAGGGTCTGCCACGATGTCTGCCGCAGTAGCGAGATAGAAATCGTCTTTCACATAATTTGCACCAGCCTTAGATTCTAGTGAACCCATACCTCTTGAAGAGACACCAAGTTTACCACCATCTTTGATTAGTGCTTTCGCAATTTCCCCCATAGGAGTAGACAAAAGTTTTGCCTCACCAACGAAGTTCTTTCCATTAGCCTCAAGTTTTGTGATCATGTGCGATACTCTGTCAAGATTGACAGTAGGGCCCTCTGGGTGTCCTAGTTCCCCAAACGCACGACCTTCGGCAACAAATTCTTTATTGTAACGAGCAACCTCTTTGTTCAAAACACCAAAGGGATATACTCGCCCGTTACGATTCTTTTGATCCGCCTGCATGAAGATGCCACGGATTTTCATTTCTTTACCACCACCGTCTTTTTCTTCAGTGATGTATTCTACGTCTTGTATCTGTTCTGCAATAAGTTTCATTTCAATCCCCTTATGCGTGATGTGCTACTGGTGTAAGTTTTACATCGGCAGAAGCAGCAAACACCTTATCTGCGTGTTCTTTTACAACCATATGAGATGCACCAGCGCCTAAGTGAAATGAACCTTGTGTTACATTTGAAGAATTACAAACAGTAACTAACTGTGCAGCTGAATTAGTGTTTATGCAATAAACAAGAGTTGCACCATCAAAGGCGGCTCCAGATCCAGCAGTTGTTGCGGCGCTTACTGCACTTCCTAATAGTTTTAGTTTCATAGTTCTTTTCCTAAATTGATAATACTTCTGCCTCAAAATAGTCCATTAATTTCTTTGGCGGAACTTTGAACTGTTTTGAAACTTTTGTAATTGTTTTGTCAAAAGTATTTAGGAAATCTGAGGGTTTAGACTCCATTTCCTTAAAAATAGCGTCAACAGCATCCTTCATCTTGGGAGACAACTTCTTATACTCCCTAGACTGTTTATGCTCATCCTTTTCTGGAAGTTCTTTTGCGAACCTAGAAAAAGGTTTACTCACTATCTTCTACCTCTGGTACATGGTGTGTCACGAATGTTTTCGCAACTTCTTGTCTTTTTGTTTCCAATGCATCACCAACCTTTGCGGCGAGGGATGCTTTGAAATGCTGTTCTGCATCCAAGTTTTCTCCACTTGCAATTGAACTAACAAAGTCTTTTACTGTATCCATCATTTATCTCCTTTTGTGGGGTCGTTTTGTGCATAGAAGTCTCCATCATCTGCACCCATTTCACCACCACCTTCATCTTTTATTTGATTTTCAATTTCTTCAATCTCATCGTCCGTCATACGAAGAACATTCTTTCTTACATATTCCTTAGAGAAGTATGTTCCTACATAACTCTCAATCTGTCCGAGCATATCAATTCTATTCTGCAAGAGTTCGGCATTCTTTAATTCAGTAAAGTGACCATCTTGCATATAATCAAACTGGATATGTTCCTTCATTATATCCCATTCTTCAGCAGCAATTACACCTTTGAGGATGAGTTGCGTCTTTAGAATATCAAGGAATAGAATAGAAAACTTCTTGCGAAGTTTCTGTACGAACTTGGTAAACTTCAGTTCATCTCTTGTAATGTTATCAGAACGTCCAATAGAGAACTGTGATTCTGATTCCAATCTAGAGATTGGCACATTGAGTGAGCGGTAAAGTTTTTTCTGGAAGTAGGTAATGTCATCAATCTCACCTAGATTTGAACCGCCAGGCAGGGTTGTGATTTCCGTACCTCTACCACCCTCTCTACGAGGAAGCCAGAAATCTTCCAACATTGACATATGATTTCTATCGTCACGAATTTCACCAGTTCGTGCATCATACACCAACTTGTTCCGATAACGATTCATCACATCTTTGAGGTATGCCTCTGCTTTTACTTTCGGCAAGTTACCCACATCAATGTAAAAGATACGTCTTTCAGGCGCACGAGAGATACGATAGATAACCAACGCATCTTCAATCATACGCAACTGATTGACAGGTTTGATTGCTTTATTGAGATAAGAAAGAACCGTACCTCTGTGCATATCTACTAGTCCAGAAGGACAGTAGGTGATTGAATCAGATGTAATACGAATTCCACTGGTTGTACCTTGACTTTGATCGAGGCCTTTATCATTATAGAGATAGAAGTCCTCAATACTTCTAACCAAATCCAAACCAGTTTTTGGGTCTTTCTCTTTTCTTTGTTCCCTCACCTTTTTGATTTTGCGAGGGTCAATATATCTTAGTTCTTTAATCCCTTTTCTTGGAGATTTCTTATCAATAATTTTATGATAATAAATTCTACCATCAACATACCACCGTCTGAAAATGTCATGTCCTTTGGCACTGAAGTCCATCAAACGCAACACTTCATCAAACTCATCTCTGATTTTTTGTTTGATTGCTGGTGATTGTTGTAGTTGATCGAGGGAAAGTGAAACAGACTTGTCTCTTTCATCAGAGACAATTGCTTCATTTGCGATATCTTCAATTGCACTATCACACTCTGGTTGTTGTGCAATATCTCTATATCTACGAATTAAATCGAGTTCGTTTCTGTCACGGCCATCCATATCAAGAATGGACGCATAGTGTCCACCGCCTGATACGATGTCAAGAGTTCCATCGTCAGTAGAGGGAGCAGTGAATCCATCACTACCCCCACTCTGATTTGCTCTCGTGATTTTGAAACCAAAAAGTTCCGCCATACTATAATACTCCTAGTTTTACCCAACTATTTAGTAGGTTTGTAAAACTGTATTATACGCCGGCATTAAATGACGTATAACGCCAAGTAATCTCAAAGGTTTCTACTTCATTTACTGTGTCCATGTTCAAGTCAATCGCACTGATTGCTTGAGGGAAACAACTTGTTAGAGTATATTGTTTTAGAACTCTATTGTCTCTGTCAAGTTGTTGCACTACCATGTCAGCAGTATATTCAGTCACATTGGATACACCAGTGTTTGTCTGAAGGTCATTAATACCATTCATCCATCTTTCGATACCGTTTCTGATTGCGAAGTCAGTATCGTTCAGTACTGTTGTTGTCCAAGGCTCGAACTCTCTATCACCGGCAAGATACAACTGGCGTCCTCTAAACTGAATAGGGATTTCACCAAGTGTCTGGCCAGGAAGAGCAGCCGCTCTAATCATAAACTGGGCAGTCGCTGCGACAAGTCCAGTTGCGATGCCTGATGGCGTATTGAGGATAACACGAAATTGGTTAGCTCTTGCACCGCCACCAGCGATATTTGCTTTGAATTGATCAATTGTTGCCATGATTAACCTCCTACCTCACTAAACTCAACGCCAGTTCTCACGGCGATAAAGTTGAGTGTAATAAAGTTGATAGAACGTGCAGGCTTGATGAAGATGTCACCAACAAATTCGTTTCTGTCGATTACTTCACCTGTGTTGTTAGATTCATCACAGACAACTGAGAAGTCTGTAATACCTCTACGTCCTTGCACATCTCTTAGGAAAGGTTCAACCAAGTTCTTGAACTGTGCTCTTGTGAACTCATCGTTGAATTCAAACAGTTGGAACTTAGCGGCAGTCGCAATTGCCTTTTCAAGAACAAGGAACAGTCTACGAACATTGATTCTGTCAAATGCAGAAGGTCTTGAAAGTGCTGTCTTGTCACCGAAAAGAAGTGTACCCTCGCCTGGCTCAGAAATAACAGGGTTAATTCTGGCAGGATAGAGAATATCTCTTTGTGACTTATTTGGGTTGTAGGCAAGTTTTACTGCACCACGAATTTGTCCTCTGTTGTATCCGGCAGGTGAGAACCATGCGTCTGCAACAAGGTCAGTGTTCGCACAAAGTCCAGCGACATCACCGTTCAGAGGAACGTATCTATAGACATCGTTGTACTTGTCGTACATATACTTGTAACCACTATCAAAGACTGCATAAGACGAACTTGCTAGTCCATCGAAGAATTCTTTGATATTGTTTGTTTGTGTGATAGATGATGGGATACCCACAACATCTGTTCTTGTTGGTGAAATGAAACCTACGCAATCTTTTCTCAACTCACAAAGGTCGATGATGTTAGTTGCGTGTGTTGCTCCATCTGCACCAGAAGCACCGATTTCTGTAGAACCAGCCATAACTAGGTTTACATCAACAGTCGCTGTGTCTGCAAACAAAGTGTATGCAGTGTCCAGTTCACCTACTGTTGGAGTAGATGCTGAACCAGAACTACCACCAGTAAGTAGACTGTTGATAATACCTGCTTTACCTGTACCAGATGCGAATGTAGAACTTGAACCAGAGATTGCCTCTGCGGCTGTCTCACCGGCATCACTAAGTGATGTATCATGGTCTGCCCATCTTACATATTCTGATCTTGTGTTGACTACACTTGGATAGAATGCAGTACCACCTTGTGGTGTCTTGGCATCTTCTGCCTGTGAAAGGAATGCGAATACCTCAATAACTGCACTTGTTCTACTGCCTGCAAGATCACCATCATAACCAGTGATGTCACCGTTTGTGTCGAAAACAACAACATGGATTTCATCGTTAGTGATGTTCTTACTTGCACCCCAAACAGATGTGCCAGGAGCCGAATCTACTTGGTCGTAGTACTTCCAACGTCTGCGAACATCTGTTCCATCTGCAAGAGCAGATTTCAGTCCACCACCGTTAGGGTTGTCTAGTTGTCTAATTGTCAGGGCGTCATCAACGATTGCAGTAATTTCATACTGAGAACCGTCTGCTTCTCCGAAGTGTACAATGTCACCGACATTATACTTTGCACCACCGTCACCAACTGCGCCACCACCAGCGGACACGTTGACAGTAGTATCACCAGCGGCAGGTGTACCACTGACTTCACCAGCACCTGTAGTGATTGTTTCTTCATATGCAGCTGCGTTTGCACAGATAGAAACACCTAGTGCGTTACCTTGAGAGCCAGGGAATCTTGCAATCCACTCACCCTGTGAAGGACTACCTACACCAGCGTTGTAAATGTTATCGTCATAGTCAGTATCATTTTTGACTAGGGCGGGCGTACCAACAGCCGCATTGAGCATACCAGCTTTTTCTGCTCGTACTACTCTAAGTGCGTTGCCGTACTGTAGAAAATTGGCGGCGGTAAACCATGACTCAAAGTTATTATTGTCAGGCTTACCAAAGACTTGTAACAATGTAGTTTCGTTGTTGATTGCTGTAACCTCACCAACAGGCCCGATATTAAACTGGCCTGCAATGGCACCGATTGACGTTGCAACAGCAGGAACTACATTGGTCAGATCAATCTCTTTGACGAGTACGCCAGGGGATACTTGAAATGCCATCTTTGTTTCTCCTTATGGATTCATTATTATAAAGTTTCCAAACTTACATCAATATTTATAAAAACACTTACCTTCAGACTGATTTTTATAGACCCTTTGCATATAAATAATTCTATGTCAGAACACTACGAAAAGTACAAAGAAACCATAAAAAGGGTTTCTCAACGCAATTACAGGGCCCGTAAGATATGGGTAAACGAATATCTAAGGGATAAAGTCTGTAATTACTGTGGGGAGTCTGAAACAGCGTGTCTCCAATTTTATCCTCACGAGAGGAAAATACGTTCTCTTACTAAAAGGAAGGGATTGAACGAACAATCTAGAACTGAGGTAAAAGATTACATCAGTAAATCTAAGGTTGTCTGTGCAAATTGTTACCTAAAACTAGAAAACGATATCATTGACATTATGTAGGGTTTTGATGTTTTCTACCAATCAGATTCATAGGAACGAACTACTGGATTCCATTTCGTTCCATACTCATCTACCATCTGTCCTACATTCTCTTCTTCTAGTCCATTGACTACAAACCCAAATGGGGCCATATCCTGTTCTAGTTGATGTTGTTGTTCCAAGAACATTCTTGCACGAATATCATCGTCAGTAAGTTCCTTGAAATATGTCTGTTCTACTAACCATGCAAAAAGAACACAACACATTGCCAAGTCATCTGTGTGTCCTTCTTCTGCTTCAAAGGATTGTCCTTTCAGAATAAATGTAGAGAATTCGTTGATGAGGTCATAGTCTGTAATAATTAGTTTGTCTGTTTCAATAATTTGTTTTAGATTAGAACATCCTAGTTTTTTAACCGCCTTTGTTGTTCTTACACCCAACTGAGCCTTGCCTCCAGAGAAACCACCACCAACAATTTGTCCTGCTCTTCCACGCATGGACGCCATGATTAGGTTCTCATATTCCAAGTCAAACTGTAGTGCAGTTGCAACTTGTTCACCAATATCGTTTACCTCAATCATAGTATATGCCTCGTTGTATGCCTTTGCAACATCATATATTATGTTAGGAAAAAGAAGAGGTTTGATTTCGTTGTTACGATACTTTGCAACAATCTTGTATGGAACTGTGCTTACATCAAAACAGATAAATGCAGAGTAATCGTTG